ACGTGGTGTTGCCACCATTCACTGCCGTCATATTCACCACGATCGCTCCATGTACCATCGGTGTACCAAATTGTTCCATGCAATTCTTGATGTCCATAACCATCGCTATACACAAAGTTTAGACGTGGTAGCACCTGTTCAAGTGTGCCTTCAATGTCTTCGGTCCTGTCCCAATCAAGTTCATGGGAAATTTGCACATACTTCACGGTACGACTTCCAATGTGTTTTAGTAATTCTTGTGCAGCATTCATATTTTTTTAGGTTGGTTGTTTTAATAATTCTTTCGCCTTTTGCTCCAACGCTTCCCTACAATAGTTATACGTTCCATCTGAACGCTTACCAGTTGCAACAAGACTCACAAAATTTTCAAGTGTCTGAATTCTCAGCAGTTGATTAAGCCACTTCTCGTAGAAACATTCTTTAGGATTTGCTTTCATTTCTACGCTCATTGTATTCTAGTTTTTAAATAGAAAACCCCACCCATATTTCAGGGTGGGGTATTATTCTTAGAACGATGTCACACCATTCAAACGAATTTCGGTGGCTAGATCACGAACATCTATTGGATATTCTTTAACTGACGTAGAGTTTTGACGAGTCAAAACTTTAGCTCCATTTCCCAGAATATGAAAACGCCCATCAGGAAGTTGCACCATATTCACTTGGAACAATTTCGTCCGTTTACGCTGATCAGGGCTTCTAAGCCATGCCTTGTTTCGCCGCATTGTTCTCGTATCTGTTTTTTTATTGTTTGTCATATGTATTATTGTTTCGTGTTTTCGTTTTGGAGATAAGAATATTCAATTTCCCATTCCTTTCGGAGATTGGTAATTCGTTTCTCAAGCTTTTCAAGATTAACACCTGCTTCCTCAATGTCAAGCTCTGTATCGAAAGTATCCAGCTTGTGGAATGCGGTGTTCATCCATTTTTTGGTTTTCTCAACCTTTTCAATTAATTCTTGCATATCAATGATGATCAAATTTTGATGTTTCCTTCACGCTCATAATTTCCACGACTTCTTCCAATGTGAAGAAAGCGGTTCCGTTGTATGCCTTGGCGTTCTCCACCCCCACATCAAGCATCTTCCCAAAACCATTACCATCAGGATTGGCTTGTTTGAGATTGCCATGAGAATGACCGCAGATATGTGAATAATTTTTATTGCAGAATGGATAAATCAATGCTGCCATATGTCTAATATAGAACTGATCACGATCAATATCCAAAAGGAATTCATATCCCATTAAGGTAATGTTCGGGGTAATACGAATTGGATACAATTCACAATTCTGAAAACCTTCAGGTAGATGCTCTTGATAGAGTTGTTGAACACCAGAATCGTGATTACCCCTCACCATCAAGGTTTCACAGGGGAATGTCATCATGAAGTCCTTGATGCGTTCAGCACCCGCCGACAACCCAACATCGCCACAATGTATAATTAAAGAATTGGGTGATACCCTATCAATCTGATCCTGAATCCAATCATCATGATCTTCGGAATATTCAAATCCTCTCGGTTCCCACAAGAATGGTTTATCATGACCCCAATGGGTATCCGACATGAAGAGGATTTGATCGTAGTCCTTACGCTTTTTCTTAATTTTAATCATTTTCTAGCTTCCCTCCATTGGTTTAAGGCTGCGACCACATTTTCGTTCTCATTAAATATCCAAGTGTTGTTACATACAGATAGTTCTACAGCAAGTTTATCAGCAAGTTCGCGCTCTTGGCGAAGCTGTTCCTCAAGCTCTTGGATATACCCATTTCGGGAGATTGTCACACAGCCCATTTGTTTTACGTCTTTATTCATATTATTATTTTAAAAAGGTGACATTTTCAGAACGGTGTGCGCCCACCTTTTCAACATACGGGTTTGAGGAGTCGATGAGTTTCCACTTGCCGATTACTCAGCGTATAAAAAGTCCCCGAAGGGTCATCTGCCCGATCCCGCCAGTCTCCATTCTAAGTTAATAGTAGAGGGAGGTTCTGGCAATGTAGATATGCTGCCGATCATGTCATTGGAAATATTGTATTCTAGTTTTTAAGTTACCATACGCAACACACCTCGAAAAAATGCCTACATTCTGGACAATCGACTTCCAGATTATTGCTTCGTTCCGTGCCATGTTCAGGAATGTTCAACCACCCACGACCATCCCAAAAATCAGTTGCATCTATCAGATTGACAAATTTCCCACATTCAGGACATTCGCAATGAAGAGCGACTTCCCATTGAGCTTCTATTTTAGATGGTTGTTGTTTCATCTTTTCAATGCTTCTATGATATCGTCCATGCCCTGAATGATCTCCACGTTATTATCCCCATCCTCAATCACCAAACGAGGAACGGCACGAATACCATGTTTCTTAAACCATTCGATATTTTCGGGATTGGTGTAGTCCTTAATCTCCACCTCAAGTTTATCCTTTTCAATTCGGGCTTTGAGGGTGTAACAGGGTCCGCAAGTTGCGCTCGTGGCTAATAGAAATTTTTTGCTCATTGTGTATTATTCATTGTTAAAAAACATGGGGTGCATTCCCCAACATATGCTCCAATCTGATTGAAGTAAAAAAATTCTTCAGCTTCTTCGCTATCCATACCATCAGATTCCAATTTGGTGATAACCTTATCCTTGTTATAACAAACAATTGGCTCTTGTCCAAAACGTTCTACAATACCAACGATACAATCATCATAACCATCCATCGTGATAAATTCGTTTTCTTCGGAATCAAATCCAGCAAATAGGTCGATATCAGCATGTTGTTCAACCGCAAGCGTCTCTGGTGTTGTTTTTAGTAATTGTTCTAATTTCATAGATTTAGTAGCTTCTCCATTGATTTCTTCACCAGTTTATCATCCAAAGGCTTGTTGTCAAGCAACGAAAAACCAACCGGAATCATAAATCCGTCCCAATGCTCCTGAATAGCCATTGCTTGCTTCTTACGGGAGTCCAGCTTGGAGATGTATTCCATGGCGCGTTCAATGGTGTTGACGGAATGGATGAACTTGCCGTATGCTTCGGTGATTTTATGTATATCTTCATCCACCTTGAGGGCAATTTCGTAATCCATAGTATCTTCGATGAATTTTTTAAAATCCTCGTATTTATATGATCTTGGCGATTCCATGAATACATCCAAAACATTGGAAATGTTGCGAATTCCAGTCGCCAGTTTGTGAATTTTCAAATATAAATCTGCTTTGATCTTTTTCAAAGTCCCTTCATCCGGTGAATAGATGATTAATCCTTCTTTCCCCTCCCACATTTTAACATCGTTAATACATTCCTCCAATGATGTGTATTCATATGCTTCAGGGCGAGGAATATCCCACAGATTGCCAAGATAATCCATATGCTTTTGTGTTTCATAATTTAATGTCTGGTGGGAAATCATTCCCAACAGCGTTAGGGTCGGTTCTTCATGTTCCCGAAGACAAATGATATTTGTTGGTGTTGTCCACTCCACTAATATAGACCAATCCTCGGAATCCAGATGTTCGTTATCAAACACTTTCGGATACTTACCCATTAGGAAATCAATCTCATATCCGTTGGGTAGTGTTCTAACTGATTGGGTTCCACGTGTCCTCGTTATCAATTCCCCCTTATATTTTGAGATACAGAGGAGGCTACCGTCGATTTTCCTACGTGCAGTAAAATTCCACTCAGAATTCCAAGGTTGAAAATCAGGCTTCTCAAAAATATTGGTGAATTTTTTAAACCCCAAAGATACAACCCTGTGATCATTCTTAGTGATAATACATGAACGGAAATGAGCGTTGTCGTCAGTCCAATCTGTCCCCATTCCATTTGGAGTGATCAAATAACATTCATCCCCAGCAATGGTGACATCTTTAAATTTAAATTGTTCTGGATCGGGGAGTTTCATGGGATCAGTGTAATCTAGTTTTTAAAATTTCTCATTTCCCTTCTCCAAATTTAGCCTTCAACTTTTCGTATTGCTCGCGCTCACGCCTTTCATCATCGATTTGGATTTTCTTTTCACGATTGATACGCGATTCATATTCAGCATCCGTTTCATCAATAAACCCCAAAAGATAGAGTTGTTTGTTATTCCAATCATAATCGACAGTAAAGCAAAGATTCTCGTATTGTGAGTATTTTTCCTTGAGACTTTTCAGATATTGAATGGCATCATCCAAAGAACCTTCTAGTTCCTCAAGATGATTCGATAAATTTTTTCTAACTTTAATTTTTTTCATATTCTAATTTTAAAATCTCCTCATCGTCAACTTGCTCCATCTTATACAGACTGTTCGCGGTTGTGATATAGGTTACTCCCTCGTTCTCTTCAAGCTTCATCACTTCAGATGTGTGCATGGTTCCCCGAATCACCACTCCATTACGATTCCAACGGTCAATGATGATAGCCTTTCCGACTTGGATTTCTCCAACGATTTCTCCCATGATCCAGTAATCCACGGGAGGGGACTTGCCTTCAAAAAATTGCCCAAATGTGCCACGTTCTTGGTCAATACGGTATTCCTCAACGGTGGAAGATTGTGTAACCTCACTGTCGGGATTAATGTCTATTTTTGTTAATTTAATCATAATTTTGTTCTAATGTTAATGTAATTATTGGGGAATTTGTATGTGCCATCCGTCTGTGCGTAGGCATGGTGGATGTTTGATAATAATATTGATTTCATTTTATTTCTTAAAGTAAGTTTTTCCATCACCTCTCTTAACCACTTCCACCCGCACCTTGGTAATCCCGTTTTTCAGGAAACCAAGCTTACTGGCAGCAGCTTGAGATAGATCAACAATTCGTCCCCTGATATAAGGTCCTCTGTTTATGCATCGAACCATCACACTTTTACCATTCGATAGATTAGTGATCTTAGCAATTGTTCCAAACGGTAGAGTTTTATGTGCAAATGTATATGAATCATCCCTTAGACGGATTCCACTTGCCGTATGCGTCCCTCCGTTCGTTCTAATTGAGTAATAGGATGCAATTCCGTATTCTTGGGAGAACCCAAGGTTAATTGTCAGTAGTAGTATTAGTAATGTTTTCATAATTTCATCGTATTCTATTTTTTAACGGTGTTCAACTATCTCAAGAATGTCTAAAATCCTACTATCACACCCATTGTGAGAAGAGAAGTGTGACTGGTGGAAGTGACCACACCGATGCTTCTTAGCCCCACAAAGTTCTATTAGCTTGGCAATGTCCTCCCGTTCCTTCACACATTCTTCCCAAAGTGTGGGGTCTTTCTCACACCATCCAGCGATCCCTTGCTTCGAAAAATCCCCGATCCAATTTGGTGCTGTGTGAGTTATCAAAACATCAACCTTATCAACCAATTCTGGCTTTAGAATAAATGCTTCATCCTCCCACCATGACATATTGGGAACACGAATAAGACGATCAATGCTTACCGCACCTCCAACAAATAGGAATTTCTCCCCGTTGAATTCTCTGTAAGTGTAATCAGGTAATAGCTCAAAATTGGAAAGATTGACATTACCTTGAAAATACTCACGGTGATCATGATTCCCTGCTATGCCTTTAAATTGAATATTACGCTTTTTGAAGCGGTTATTCACAAATTCAATCTCCTTGTGTTGCTTATCAGGAGACTTGAACCCTATACCAATATCGCCACAGTGTAGAAGAACACAATCCTCCAATTGTAAGTATTCCAGCTTACGGAAAAGTGCATCCCACTCTCCGTGGGAATCGCCGCACAAAACTACGTTAGTATCAGACATGCTGCAATTGTATTCTAGTTTTTAACAGGCGTGAACCCCAATTCCTTGGCTTTAGCCTTGGAAAGTGTCCGATACCATCCTCCCTCATTGACACAGAAAACACCCGCATTGCCCGTTATTTCACAGGTCTTCGATGCTTGGTATTCCGCCAAACGAATCATACCTTGGATGATGTCATCCCCCCCACTGGTGTAGATACGCAAATCCATTTTCTGTTTGATTTGTTCTATCGTGACTGATTTGGGAAATCGTGTTCTCTCATATTTTCTAAAATTGAACCGCATTTTATAAAGTATCTTTTGGATTCTTTTTTCCCATTTCCACCAAGAGGTTGCTTCAATCTTTTGTCGCATCTCAGGACGAATGATTTGTGGTTTATCGCTTGGATATAGCCGTTGTGTTGGATTGAGAACCTTACTGACAAATTTTGCTGCTTCCCAAGTCTTATCATTCCACCAGAATTTAAAACGCTTCCCCCAAGTGTCTTCCAGATAATGGATTTTCGTCTTGGAATACTGGTTGATCGCTCCAAAGAGATTACGAATGATTTTTTCCCATCCCTTGGGGACATCTGATATGCTCATTGAGCCTTCTCCCCATTCAACCCAACTGTAATCAAGTGATAAGTCTTGGATGAATTTTGAGGATTGTTCAAAGTCTTTTTTCCATTGTTCTATTGTCATATTATTTCAATTTCAAGCTATTTTTAATATTCTCCACGTGTCGATCAATCACATGATCGGGTGTTCCATGGGAGTTGATACCGTTGTGGCGTTTCTCCACCACCAGCGAGAACACCATGATACCACGCTTTTCCGCTTCGTCAATGTAAAATTGAAAATCTTTTTCTTTCGTGTTCGTGTTGGCTACCACAATAGTATCAAAGTCTGGATTATCTAGAGCATATAGAAATTTTTCTCGACATTGTTCATGAGCAATTGATAGATGATCGGGATTGAAATTGTATTTTCCCAATTCATC